AAAAATGAATCCCACAAATATTTAAAGTCCAGTTGCATGGGTTGTTGTGTCTTATCAATGGTATCCTTATTGACTTTATATAAAGACTGTATTTTTTTTGCCTTTTCCAAAGAACTAAGATCAGTAGCTTTAACTTTTTCTACTAGCTCTTTGAAAGATTTAAAGAAATCAGCCTCATCTTTGCATGCCTTAGAATCCTTGTTGGGGATACTAAGGCTTATAGCTTTTTTGCTGGTGGAGGAGTCCTCGTTACTTTTTTTTGTTGAGGTTTCTCTTCTTTTTTTCTTATAATTTCAGCATCATCATCTAGTTCACTTTCTGGCGGTATACCACAAGCAGCTAGCAATGAGTATCTACGGGCGTACGTAAGAGCTGACCCATACTTTTGTGGAGTTTCTGCTTCAGCAGGTAATTTTAATATACCTCCGGACATAGTCTGCCCAGACTCATGCAAAAATATAGTCTCTACTTTTACGCCAGTGTCGCACTCATGCGTCTTTTGTATTAATGATATGCCATTTTCATTGAGCGCATCTTTTACTGCACCAATACATGCAGCAAGGCTTGCATAGTCATTTCTAAAATGTGGGTTGGTACTATCCAATCCAGTCTTTTCAAAATCCATTTGAGCCTTTACAAATGCCTCGGCTATTGTCTTAGTCATTGTTTCGTTTTCCATATTAAATCTCCTTGATTTTTATTTTAGATAGTCTGATTGTGTTACCCGGCTTTGCTGGAATAACTTTCTCAGGTGTTGGTTTATAAGTCCTTTCACCCCAAACAATTTTGTAATGTCCAGCACGGGCATGTTTATAATCTCCCATGCGAGCCATAACTCTAGCTTGTAAGTGATCAGTCTCTTCTTGTAATGCATGAATTTGATCTTGATTTTCTACAATATATTGAATGTCCTGAGTAATGTCAGATAAATCTATCTCATCATCCGTTGCTCTGTCATATATTTTTGCTGCAGATTTTGGCGATTTAAACTCATACCATTCTGTCTCTTGATTGGTTACGTATTTTTGCACGCGCCTATCAAAGTCTACAGCTGCATCTCTAATCATAGCCATAGTATCAACATCCCTTGGGAACACATGTATCATAAGCTTGATACCCTTATGTAGTACTGCAACTGCACCCCATTGAGCATCTACTATATCCATTGCCATCTGTAGCTGCAGTCTCCCTCGGTAGTATGGTAAATCTTGCTCAAGCTCTTGGCTTGTGAGCTTTGCTTCGATGACACCTTGGCCTGTAAGCTTAATCCCTTCATGACCGTATACAATAATGCCTTTTTCATAATCAGTCTGTAAGGTTTTACCCCGCCCGGCTACCATACCATCTAGCGATACAGCCATAGGATAATGCTCAGAAAAAAAAGCTTTTTTAAATGTAGTTTTCGGATCACCTAAACCTAAACGATTACATGCTTCATGCAATATAGGGACCTCAAAAGCGGTCCCCCAATGCAAGGCTTCAAAATCTAATTCAGGCCTAGGTATCCCTTCGGTTGCATCAAATGCGCGTTTAAGTATATCCACGGCATCTTGATACGGGTTCATGTTCATGATTGCAGCTATAGTACTTCCGGTTGCAATATCATCCGGAGTAAGTTTGCCTTCTGCGGTTTTAATATTTTTTTTCATTGTTTAAATTTTCCCTGTTAATTAAATAGTAAACTGCACCCTTATTAAATGGAATGCCTCTAAAAGTTTTAATACCTAAATGATTTAAATGGTTCGCTATTGCTTCATAATCAGGAACCTTATTTTTTTTCATATGGGTCTTCATCAATGGTATTAAAATATCCTTCATTTTTTCGCGATGACTTTTACTTTTTGCCTTCGTAGATTTACCGCCTTTTTTCTGGATATGCGGAAGCAATGCTTTTGGCGCTCCCAAAATAACGCCACGGCTCTTGGCTTGTGCCAGTGCAGCTTTGGTTCGGTGGCTTATTTGTTCGGCTTCGTGTTCTGCGATCATCGCGTGCATATGCCATTCCAATTTCGTCATGTGCTCATGGCCGGCCACAATTAAGGGGACATTATCTTTTAAAAGGCCACTAATAAAGTGTAGATCCCGCGCAATTCTATCCGTTTTCGCTAGCAATAATTTTGCACCGGGGTTATCTTTTATAAGCCGCAAAGCTCTATGTAAAATTGGGCGCGCTATAGCATCCACTTTGCGCCCGCTTTCATATTCGATAACTTCAATAATAAGCTTCCCAAAATTAGCCTTTATATGCTCGTTAACCATAGCGCGCTGCGCTTCTATACCTAAGCCGCTGCGCTTTTGCTTATCAGTCGAAACCCGTAAGTACGTAACATATTTATTCATTATGCACCCCCTTGCGCGCGCCTATGTGATGCGCTTCGCATTCAATCATAATAGTCTCTGAGTCAATCGGGACGTTCGCAGCTTTGCAAAGCTTGTCCCAGTCGTAGCGGTCCGCATATTGCATGCGGTCAATAATAATCTTTATCATATTAATTCCTTATATAGTTTATAAATATGATTATCTAAAATGATAATCCCATAGCACCCCGCAAGGCGCTATGAGTTAACACTTTATTATCCTTTTTTGTTAGCTATAAAATCTTTAACATCTTCAATACAAGGTAGTTCAGGATTGTCAGACCTGATATAATCGAGCAAAGCCAAATTACCTACTGCTAATGCAAGATATAAAGGGTTATCATTTACTGATCTTCCCTCGTCTATATCTTCATACATATTAGTTTCGATAGAGAGTGTATATTTATTAGTCCAACTCTCACAATCGCCGAGAAAAAATTCAATTGGAGTATTATCACTAAAATGTTTTAGCACTCGTTTTAAATCGCCAACAGATGTAAGTGGTACTGAATTACTTTTACACCCGTTCTTCATGTTTTTAATTTCTATATCGCCTTGTTTACTCATTTTCATTCTCCCTTAATTTAGTTTATGTACGCGGCTCCGTTTCCGTGGGCCACTATTGCAATGCTCGGGGCCGTTTGATGCGATCCCATGCAAAGTTTGCAAGTATTACATTGAGCTTTGCGCCCGGCTTCCTCGGATGCGGGGCATAATATCTCATTCGATTGCTTATCACTTACCGCCGTTATAATGCGAAAGGTTCGGCGCTTGCTTTTCCATGCGATGCGCGCATCTTGTAAACTATCCGCGCTTATCATGGTAAGGTCGGGCCTAACATCTGCGCCCGGTGCATTATTTTGGTGAGTGTAGCCGGTATGGCCCGCGCTATCTTTAAGCAAAGCGTCCCATATATGCGAGGAAACCGCTGCGGGATCACCGTACGTGCCTAGGCGAACCATGCGGCCACGTGCAAGGCTTGCTATATCCTCGGCGGGTTTATAGTTACCTTTTTTAAAGCTTTTATATACTTGCAATGGGCCATGAAATAACGTTACATAACATGAGCGTTTTTTAGCTTGCTTCCCGGGGCCGTCCGGGTCTGATTCGCCCCGGTGTTTGCAATCACCGCATATAGCATAATCATGGCCATACTTTGAAGCGGTTAGCGGGTCCATATCCGCCCGGATAATGTAAGTCTGTACCATATCACCGGTTTTTTTATTGCTAGATTTTGCAAGCGCAATGACTACAATGGGCGAGCCGTCCAATAAAGAGGGGCCTTGATATATTATTGAATTATGCATTAAATCGCCCCCTTAGAGATAATATTAATATAATTAAAATGTGAATAACTTCTAATTTTAGACGGATTGTTACTTATTATTCTATTGATACAACCAAAAGTAATTAAAGGCTTGTAGCCGTCCTCTTCTAATCGATCCAAATAAAGGGGCGCGTCCTGATCCTCTTCAAGATAAGCCCATTTACCATTCATAAAAGAATATGAGCTTATTTTAGACGTTAAAGCTAAACGGTTTAATTCTGATAACGGAACCCGTAGCCACGCGTGGCCCGGATCTACATAAACATTAAATTTTTTAGGGTGCATTTTTCTTAGTCCTTTTATAGTTATTAAGATTAATATTCAAAGCCAATGAATACCGGCTTATTAGCTTTTATAAATACTTCTCGGTTCATGTCCTCGGCATCTGAACATGAATAACTTTTGCTTCCGCGGTCGTAATGGTTCACAACATAAACAACCTTAGCGTCCGGCTTACGTTTAAAAAAGGTATAGCCGGTTTGTTTGAGCTTGTTAAGTGGTATCGCTTGAGTTTCGTATATGTCCATTTTCTTAGTCCTTATATAGTTATTAAGATAAGACGCGCGGCAAGCCATGCGCCTATATTAAGATTATACCGGAAAGATATCGAATAAAGCAAACATTTATATAATAGGTATAATTTAAGTATGGAATATAACTTGCCAAAGCAAAGAAAGATTAAAGAAAAAACACCGGCCCCGGATCAAAGAAAATTCGCAGTAGTCCCGCTTCATATATTAGAAAAGCCGCTCACCCTTGGAAGCTTGCGCGTATTAATTGTACTATCAAGTTATTGCAATAAGGCGGGCTTCTCGCATGTATCGTTGAATAGAATCGCTAATGATTTGGGAGTAACCTCTCAGACTGTTAGTTATCACATGAGCCGGTTACAACGATTAAAGATTGTAAAAAAGATAAGCGGACATTATACGATGATTAAAGGCGCAACACGGCGCATAATATACGATGATGATATTAGCAACGAGGATGCAAGCCGGATAGCTCAGGCCCCAATTGAGCCATATAATAACGCTGAGATTAATAGCATGATTAAAGCAAAGCGAACTAATAAAAACAAGGACATAAGCAAACAAGCGAAGAGTAAAGACTCGAAACAATCAATGGAATCATACAACCGGGAAGTAACTAGTTTGTTTGAGTGTGTGTCTAGTGAGCAGCAATTGCTCAGCCTAGAAAAAAGATTGTTGCAAGGTGAGAAGCCCGAGGATTTGCGCAAAGAATTGAATAGCTAAACGCCCGTTAAGCTTTTAAACTTTCAGGCCATACCCCTATGTTT